TCTTCGTCAATATCGTACTCAGCATCATACTCTTCGTCTTCAACCAACTCTAAATCCAACGCGTCAAGCAAATCGTCAAGATCAAATGCAAAAGTAATTGTTGCAATCATGATAATCTCCGTAGTCAAATTAACAGCCTCGCTTGGCTGCAAAAATCATCCTACACCACGATTATGACAAATCAAAATCAGCTAAATTTGAGCTATTAATGAATCACATGCGCTCTAATGACTCATAAGCGAGCAGCTTACGCTTTAATTTTTGTATCTCTTCATCGCGCTCGTTTATTTTTTTCTGCAAATTTTCACTTAAAGCGTAAACTTCTGCAATTTTTTCAAACCTTTGTTTATGGTCGGCGATCATCATGTTGTACAAACGTTCTGAAGCTTCAATTTGCTTCTGCATAAAATCGTGCATGGCGGCTCCTATTTTCATAAAAACGATAATATTTACTGTACAGTAAAAAACGGGGCCGAAGCCCCGTTTATACACCTGATTACACCCGATTACGCACCGGCTGAACCGTACATACCAAGTGGGTCAGACCAACCGAACGAATAACGCTCACGAGACTTGTAACGTACGTTACCAGTATCAAAGTCACCATCCATAGAGTTTTGCAAAGGCATACGAACAAAGTGCTTCATGCCGTTTGGAACGTCGGTAGTCAAATACCAGCCGTTTGTGTCGGTCAAGAAGTGGTTGATTGTATAACCTTCAGGGATCGAACCATTGTTCTTCAATGCGTTGATGTCGTTATCGTTAGTGCCGACGCGGAGTTCGGTTTCTAACAAACGAGTTGCAACGAACTGGAGAGCTGGTGGAACAATCAACTTACGTGGACGAGCAGCGATCAACAGGCTACGTTCATCAGTCCAAGCAGCGATCTGAATAACAGCGTTTTCCAACGAAGTTTCGTTCAAATCAGCAGGAGTTGTAGCGATGTTGCTGTTGGTGCCGCCAGACACTAGAGGGTGCGAAGCTGAGAACAAAGGCACACCATCGCCACCGGGATAAGTAGTGGAGAAGCCATTGTTAATAACAGCAGCAGCTTTAACCTGCTTGGTATAAGCCATTGAGCGAGCCAAAGCTTTGGTGTAACGAGACGACAAACTGTCGTACAAGTTATCTTCGATGGCCTCTTCGGTCAGCGAGAAGCCCATTGCAATGGTCTCATGGTTATATCGAGCAGTCCAAGCTTCTTGCCCGTTGTCATAACGAATGGCTGAGCCTTCATTCTTGACAGGTGCGGCAGTGAAACCTGAAAGTTTAGTTTCTTCTTCAAAAGAACGCTCAGAGGTTTCAGTTTCGTAAATCTCTTTGTGTTCTTCGCCATAACGAGCATACTCCAAACCGAACAAGGCGTTCAGGCCGGGGAGCAGCTCTTTCAGTAGTTGTGCGCGTGAAATAGCCATTATTTATGCTCCTTAAACGCCTGTTGGGTTGAGATATGCATGACCGCCGGTAACCACAGTAGCCACAGTATTGCCGGGGCTAGTAAACGTAGAAACCATGTACGGTGCGTTAAATTTACAAATGAACTCGCAATAGCCGTTAGAGCCGTTGGAAGTATCAGGTACAAGATCAACAATACGGATAGGGAACGACGCAGTAACTGCGGTGTTACCACCGAAGATACCAACAGCCGAATCACCAGTATTGTTTGAGCCTGCGTTCTGTACCAAAACAGCATTCTCACCAACGACAGCGGGGCCGTAAAAAGCAACGGTTGTACCTGACGATACAGTAGCTACTTTGAACAAAACATCAGGGTCATCCACGACGTACGCTTGGATGTCTGAAGCTGCGGTGTTTGCTGGATAATACTGCGCAAACGTCTTTTGGCTAGTAGTAGGGTTAGTGTAAGTACAACCTAGAAAGATGCCTACCGGGGTAGCTGTGCTAGTACCAGTATCTTTCTCAATTGTGCCGTTAGATACACGCTTAACCACGTCACCGTAGTAAATGCTAGTGTTATAAGCGCTAGCAATTGACATTAGGCGAGTGGAACCGGCGTACACCTGACCACCGATCAAATTGACCGGCTGCAAGCCATAGGGCTTGTCAACTGTAGGATATGCCATAGTTAAACTCCAAAAAAGTTAAAATTTACTTACCTCTGCCAAACGAGGTTTCTGATCTACGCTCGTTAAATAGAGGCATACGAGGATCATTTTGCTTCATTAGACTATTGTCTACAGCCTCTACTTGCTGTTCGGATTGCTTCTGATAATAAGCATTCCGCTGTTCAACCAGCTCAGTTGGAGTCTTGCAAAGTAATAGCCCACCGACCTCAATGTTGTCCTTAAAACGACTTGTTGGGTCAATTAGCAGTTGAAATTTTGGTTGCTCTTCAAGCTTTACTGCCTCCCAACCTTCGCGAAATTTAGCGGATATGTTACGGGGGTCAGCACTATTTAAGGTTGAAATGCGAATCCATCTGTACGTAAAACCGGGCTGCTTATCGGGTTCAGGCAAAAGCTCAGGTGGTGTCCACTGCTTGGGACGTTCCTGTTGGGCACGGGTTTCAAGTTCTCTTGCTAATCTGTTTTCAGCCATTTTTGGCCTCCATTTTCATAATTTCACGGGCGTATTGCTCGGGGGTTAGCCCAAGCTTTTTTGCAATAGACAACTGCGATTGTTTTAACACTATCTTTTTAGAAGATGTGCTTCTGGTCGCAGGTGCAACGACCGTAGATGCTCTCTCTGTACGCTGCGAAGGCGTTGAATCTTTAAAATAATCAGGGAAGCGTAGACGCATAGTGTCATCTACTTTTTTCCAGTATTCGTCGGTGGACGTATAACTGTCTCCATGCTGATTGACCAATTTTTGGTGTAGTCCAAGTGCTAGACTGGTCATCTCCTCGTCTTGACCGAACCACGAGTTCCGCTCTTGCCACGAAACTGCTCTTGGGTCAGGACGAGCCACTGGGGCTTCTAGGCGAGGTTGTACCTCATTTTCTCTCTGTTGTAAAGAGGGAACATACTCTGTCGCTTTACGCATCTTGTATTGCGCATTTGACAGCTTTTCTTGTGCTTCCAAGATTTTGTCGGGATCGCCCATGTCATAGGCTTCTTTGTACTCCCGTTTTGCTGCATCAATCTCTAATCCAGCGGCGCTTTTGTACGTGTCAATGTACGATTGCTCACCTGTGGAAAGCCTTTGTTTAAGCTGTTTGTTCTCTTCTATCATGCGCTGGGCTACAGAAATAGCCTCATGATGTTCCCGTAAAGCCTGTTCTTTAGCTCTACGTTCGTCATGCCAGACGCGTTTCATTTGCTTTAAGCGAACTTTGACCTTCTCGGAGTAGTCATCAAGCTCGTCTCTATCAAGCTCGTCTACTAACGATTGCGGCAAGGGGTCCTTGCCACGGTCTTCTTCGGGGGTATCGTCCTCTATTTCAAAGCTAACATCCTCGACCCGCTCCCTAGTTTCGTTTTTAGATGCGGTTGCCTTCTCTTCCTTTTCGTCAGGAAACTCAAACTCTACTTGATCCATATTTCCTCCTATGCGCGACTAATGCCGCGTGGGTCTTGGACAACTGCGTCAACAGTGTCTTCGTTAATTATGCGGAACTCTCTACCGTGAATCTTTAAGCGCGAGCCGCTATTAGGACGCGTCACAATAAAGTCCCCCGGCTTACACCACGGGCCAGTTGGGTATCGTTCCTTGTCGGTATAGCAATCAGGGCCTAATGCCACAACAAAAAATACCGTTGCTAATACTTCTTCAAATTGCATAGTCTGACCAGCTTTTGCTAGCCCGCTATCGTACTTGTCGTCAACTTCAGGAATAGCTACCAAGATTTTGTACCCACTAGGTGCAGGTAATTGTCTGGCTTTTTCTTCCGCTGTTTGTGGTACTTCACCGTTTTCTGTTGCGATTACTATGTTAGTCATCGTCTGATTGCTCCATTCGTTTTGCGAGGTCAATTATGTAATCTTCTATGAGTGAATAACCTCGAATCTCTCCACACATAGCCCGATACTCAGAGTAATCTTTGGCATGTCCCATAGCTAAGCTATCGGATACAAAAGACCTTCTTTCGCGGATTTCACCTATTACTACTTCTATTAGCTTGTCCATCAGTCACCTTTTTTGGCAGGTTTCTTCGGTTGTTGTTGCTGCTGTTTTTGCTGCTTTTGCGCTTCTACTTGCTGCTTCTGTACTTCTATCTGTTGCATCCGTAAGTCGTACTCTTGCATCATGCGGTGCATATCCAAGTCATGCTGTTTTTTGCCTTTAGCAATCTCAATTCCCATCCTAACCCCGTCGGTTTCGACGCGGCTGTCATGTTCAGCTTTGTCTTTAGCGGCTTTAATGCCCGCTTGTACACCAGCGATTTCTTTCTGTGCTTCGATGCGAGCTTCCTCGATACGTATTTTGTCTGCCTGTGCTGCTGCGTCCAACGCAAGCTTTTTCTCCTTGATGTCTGCTTCGCGGGCTTTGATCTGGAGTTCTTGCAGTTGCATCTGCATAACAGGGTCTTGTGCTGCTGCCGCAGCTTGCTTTTGTGCCATTTCGGCTTGGTCTTTCTGGAACAGTTTGGTTGCGGCTTCTGCCATGAGTCTGGAGAACTCGACTTCCACTTCTTTCTCCATAGGCTCGTCCATCTTTGGTAGAGGTATGCCGAGTTGTTCTTCGATATGTTTACGGTACGCAAAGGCTATATGCTCGTTGATATGTGCCAAAGCAGCAGCCTGAATCATCTGTGCCTTGGGGTTTTGTGCCATGAGCTGCAAGATTTTTGGGTCTTGCATAGCCATCGTGTGTACCTTAATGTGTGCTTCATGATCTTGATAAATAAACGCTTTAACAGGTTTGCCGTTAATCACGTTCATATTCTCAGTCACGGGGTCTTTAGGTTTCTGATCGTCAGTGCTAGGTATAAGTTTGCCTATGTTCTTAATACCTAAGACTTCCAACATCTGCCTATTAAGTTCCACTTGGTCGTATATCTGTGGATTAGCAGCAGCCATCTGCATAACTGCTTGGTACTGAACAACCTTTTGCGCCATTGTTGCGGCGTTTGGATCACTAACTGGTATAACATCTACATCGTCATAGTCAGACTGTTTTACAGCAGCCTTACCTTGCACTGGTTCGTAGTCATAATCAGACGGTGTGCAATCACGAATAATGTCGCGTAAGAGTCGGAACTCTCGTTTCATCGCATAGTGAATACGCGCTTGAACTGCTGACATAACCTTCAGCGTGCGTTCAAGAATAGCTAGGGTAGTCCCAACTGGGGACTGGGCGCTCATATCGCTAACTTTTAAATCAGCCGCACTTGCAAATCGACGACCTTCGTCAACGATCTGGTTCATCAACGCCATCAATACTTGGCTAGGCTCTTTATATGGAAGAGGTAGGATGTTGTCGCGCAACGATCCACTAGCAATATCAACGTCACGCCATTCGCCCGGAGAGATAGGAGTATCGTCGCCTTTGACACGCATGCCTTTGGTTTTCAATCCACCCGGGAGATTAACCAGCGTACCTGCATCGACCAACTGACGGATGATAGACGTGCCACTCTTAGCGTACGCGCCAATCAAATGGATCAAGCCAAAATAATAGAAGCCAAATCCCGGTACGTAACCGTAGTGAACAAAGTGGTTACGCTTCTGTTTAGTCTCATCTTCAGGACGCCAGTTACGGCGTATAGCAAGAACTTTCTGGCTGTTCTTATCTATAGTTACAATGTATGGCAACGCTATTTCGGTAGCTTTACCCTTCTCATCTTTGTCCTCATAACCCTTTAAGTCCAAATAACATTGAATCTCCAAGAGCTTGTATCGGTCGTCTGACGTAGCGCGGAAGCCCATCTTCTCCGCAATTTTTTTCTCTACTTCATCTAATACATTAGTAGGTTCTGGTAGCTCAACATCTCTATAGAACCCAGCCACTTGCAGCTTACGCAGCTCGTTTTTGTTCTTTCGCATCACATGCGTAACACGTTCAGCGTTCTCTAAATTAGATGCGCCGTACGGAACAATTACATCTTCTGCGGGTACAAATATAGATACCTGCCTATCCAACGAAGGATCGAAGTAAACCTTTTTGAACGCATTACCAGATAGTCCCAAGCCCCACAACATACGCTCATGTTCAGGACGATACTCGACCATTATTTCGGTCAGTTGGTAATTCATATCGTCTCTTACACGCTCAGCCGCTTCTTTTTTCTCTGGCGTTTCCTTACCAATAATCGTTGTTTTTACTGGCCCCATCGCTGGGAACGTCTCCATAATTGTTTCCGATTGGAACTTAACCAATGCTTCTGCTAGCAACGGATGGTAAATACCGCACGCGCCTTCCCACGGTTCGCTTCTTTCTTCTAGTTTCATACCTAATAGCTGTAAGCCATCGACGTATGTTTGCATCCAGTCTTTGCGGCTATCCGTATCGTCTTGAACATCAGATAGTAAGTCAGCAGCCAGAAGCTCTAGCTCATCTTCATCAACTTCCTCCGCCAGATTTGCTGAAAAGTCGTCGTATTGTTCGCTGGTTTCTATATCAATCTCAATGCCCGGCATACGCAGGTGTACCGCTTCTGGGTCTTCAATCTCAATCTCCAGATCAGGCTCTTCTGTATCTACTTCCTCTTCCATACCTAACGGACGGGTATAAAGGGCTTTGTCAAAATTTGTCGCCATAATGGCTCCTTAGTAATATGCGCGTTTGCGCTTGAATTCGCGCATTTCATCTGGCTCATCAAGCATTGCCCTGATGTAACCGCCTCGTCTAAACCGCATCATCGCCATTGACACAGAGTCAACATAGTCGTCGTACTCTCCGCCGGGGAAGCTGGCTACCTCATCAATTACTTCTTCTGCCCAATGAGTACCGGGCGCCCAGACCCTACCTGACGCTAACAAATCAGAAACACTATTTAATCTACTAATCTTGTCGTTACCTGTGTTGGGGGAAAACTCTTGTACAGGTATGCCCATAGCCCGCAGCTCATATATCAGCGGCGCTCCTGTTGCCTTTTTCTCCACAATGATGGAGTCTGGTTCCCATTCTTTGTAGTTTTCGATTGCTTTCTTTTTAAGCGATGGGAATTCAAGTCGATCACGGAAGGCGTCGAGAAGGATGAT